TCATCTAAGGGAACGAACGTGAAGGATCTCGTGTACATCCACGTGGGCGCATCCGAGATGCTTCACTTCGTTACCAATGACGAATTTACAATTTGTCATAATCGAATGGGTTTTCCGCAGGAAATAGGCACTCAGCATGACAAATGATTTTTTCGCAATTCATTTCTGATTGACTATAAATTACGAAAAGTATTTTTATGCCGGCCGTTCGCTTGCCTTGGAGTCGGAACAGGATAAGCTGGTGGTGGAAATGATGGTGCGTTTCTGATTCGAGGTATTCTGTACCGTGTATAGAAACGACTGGCTCTTTATAAAAGCAGGGCTTTTTCTACGATGTGATGCATGTCGTAATATTTATATTCTGCCAGCCGTCCGCCGAAGATAACGTTGGTTTCCTTGTCTGCCAGCTCTTTGTATTTCAAGTAGAGTGCATTGTTCTTCTCGTCATTCACCGGATAATAAGGTTCGCTTCCCTCGGTCCATTCCGAACTGTATTCGCGTGACACGACGGTCTTAGGACATTGGTACACTTCCGCACCGAACATTTCGAAATGCTTGTGCTCGATGACGCGTGTGTAGGGCACTTCCCGTTCGGTGTAGTTCACCACCGCATTGCCCTGGTAATTCGGCGTGTCCAACGTTTCCGTCTCAAACCGCACCGTGCGGTATTCCAGTTTGCCGAATCTATATCCGTAATACTCATCGATGGCACCGGTAAATACAATCTTGTCTGCCAGTGCTTCCAGTTCTTGCCTGTGGGCGAAGAAATCGCAGTCCAGGCGGGTGTCAGTTCCTTTCAGCAGCCGTTCTATCAGCACGTTGTATCCGCCGATGGGAATGCCTTGGTATTTGTCGTTGAAATAGTTGTTGTCGAAAACCATGCGCACCGGTAGGCGTTTGATGATGAATGCTGGCAGGTCGGTGCATTTCCGTCCCCATTGTTTTTCGGTATAGCCTTTGATAAGTGTTTCGTAAATGTCTTTTCCTATCAGCAGTTGTGCCTGTTCTTCCAGGTTGCGCGGTTCGCTTATGCCTTGTTCTTTCATCCGTGCTACCGCCTCTGCCCGTTGTTCTTCCAGTTTTTCCTGAGCTTCGGCAGGTGTTGTCACTCCCCACATCTGGTAAAACGTGTTCATGTTGAAAGGCAGGTTATAAAGTTTACCTTTATAGTTTGCCACGGGCGAATTGGTATAACGGTTGAACTCTACGATGGAGTTGACAAAATCCCAGACCCGCTTGTTCGAGGTGTGAAAGATATGTGCTCCATATTTGTGTACATTGATTCCTTCAGTGTTTTCACAATATAAGTTTCCTCCCAAATGCGGTCGGCGGTCGATGACCAGGCATTTCTTTCCTTCTTGTGTAGCTTTGTAGGCAAATACGGAGCCGAATAATCCGGCGCCAACTATCAAGTAATCGTAACGTTGCATGAATGTAAATGTCTTTTATGGTTTTGCAGGCAAACTTACAGAAAATCTATGGAAAAACCTCCAAAATTCGGCAGATTAACGCAATGTAATCTGTAAATTAAGTAGTTAGGAGAAAATCGCGGAAGTTGGATAGAGGGCTGAATAGCGTTTCAAAGCGGATTGGAGAAAGAGAACGGTTTCCTAATCGTTACCCGTCAGAAATGCAGATTTAACACTCTCTGTCCCGTTTGCGCCGTTCTGCGTAGATTTGCTTGTCAGGGTTTAACTCGTTGATTTATAGTTTTGCAACCAAAAAAGAACGAGTATGACAAGGAGCACATTTCGCGTGCTGTTCTATGCGAACGGCAGCAAGGAGAAGAATGGAATTGTCCCCATCATGGGACGGGTTACAATCAACGGAACGGTGGCGCAGTTCAGTTGCAAACGGAGCATCGCAAAGGAGCTTTGGGACGCAAAGGGCAACCGTGCCAAGGGCAAGAGTTTAGAGGCAAGGGAAACGAACCTTGCGCTTGACAATATCAAGGCGCAAATCATCAAGCACTACCAGCGCATATCCGACCGTGAGGCGTTTGTGACGGCAGAAATGGTGCGCAACGCCTATCAAGGCATAGGCGGCGAGTATGAAACGCTGCTCAAAGCCTTCGACCGTGAGAACGAGGTGTTCAAGAAGCGTGTCGGCAAGGACAGGAAATTGGCGACCTATCAGTCAAGGGTAGTGGCAAGGAACTATGTGGCGGCATTCATCAAGTCATTCTACAAGCGCAGCGATATGTCGATGCTGGAACTTACTCCCGACTTCATCAAGGAGTTTGCGGTCTATCTCGCCACGGAAGCGGGATTACGCAACGGCACGATATGGGAAAAGTGCATGTGGCTGAAAGGCGTGGTGATGCGTGCGCACTTCAACGGACTGATACCGAGAAACCCGTTTGCGCAATTCCACATCAGCCCGAATGTCAAGGAGCGTGAGTTTCTGACGGAGGATGAGTTGAAGGTGGTGATGACGCACGAGTTCTCAGATCCGAAACTGGCATATATCCGTGACCTGTTCGTGTTTGCGAGTTTCACCGCCCTTTCTTTCGTGGACATCAAGGAACTGACCAACGACCGAATCGTGGAGGTGAACGGCGAGAAGTGGATTATCTCCAAGCGTCACAAGACGGGCGTACCTTTCCAAGTAAAGCTGCTGGACATCCCCTTGCAGATAATCGAGCGTTACCGACCGTTCCAAGAAAACGACTTCGTATTCCCCAATCTGAACTATTGGTCAATCTGCAAGCCGTTGAAGAAGATTATACGGGAATGCGGCGTGAATAAGGACATCAGCTTCCATTGCGCAAGACATATTACTTTGTCTTACTCATTGAAAACAAGGGACTTACAAAGATTGTCAGCTTGACAGGTAACGATTTGGAAACCAGCGGGCTTCTCTATTCTGCAATGTTCTGCATCAATCAAAAGAACGCTTTTCTCATTTGCAAAAATAATGTTTTTCTTCCTTATAACCAAAGCTATTCCTCTGAAAAATAGAGAAAATCAAACATCTTATCATTATTGTACATTTGTTGCACATCTTGCTGATGAAAATCAGTCGCACTGTCCTGCTTTTAATTCCATACCGTTTCCACATTATATTTGAGCCTGCCCATTTGCGAATAGCCTGTTGGTAGGTTTGCCTGTCTGTGTGCCGGCAGGCAGGCACGCCGGCAGACCGGTCGGCAGGCAAGCAGGACGGCAGGCAGGTTGGAGCGCGGGCATGCTTGCAGGCCAGTGTGTGTATGCCATGCCTATACGCTTTTGTTTATTGCACCATTCCTTTGTTGCTTCATTACTACGTTGATAGACGGATGTATTGTACCACCGATTTATATCATTCAAACTCCACCTCTCTAAAGCCACAATCCATTGCTGATACCTTTATTTGAAGTTTCGCTGTTGTAAACCAGCACAACAACACGACAGCAAACCAGCATATCATTGAAACCATGTTGCTTCCTATCTGCATTGAATTACTTTCTTGGTTGTCGGGTTCTGTTCTTCATTGTTTTAGCAAACCATTGGTTTGCTGAATTTGTAAACAAGCGAGGATGTATTTGCTCAAAATAGCATTTCCTTATTGGTCTAATGTCTGTTTTGGCTGTGATTGGCACATATTGACATCCGAATTGGCACTATTGTCTGTTTCTCAGAAGGATGAAAATCCGGCTTTGTTCCCTGTAATCTCAATAAAGTGCAGGCTTGCACACTGCCCTCATTCCCTTTCTTCTTTTGGGCAGTTTGGGCATCGGGAAACGATGCTTTGAAAGCCGAAATTACAACACTTGTTCAAATCCGTTTGCTGACGGATTATTGATTTCACGAGAAATCAGCAAGGTGTCCTTCGAGTTACCCGAAGGCTTTTCGGTTACTGCCGAAAAGTGGTAGCAGCAAGGTATGTTTCGGGTTACTCCCGAAAACTTTGCCGCCGGGTTGCCTCTCCGAAATCGGGCAACCTGTCTTAACCTGCGGTATTTTTATTCTGTTCCTTGCTGTCTATGCCAAACAATTTCATTCTGCTGTACAGAGTAGTGCGCCCGATACCGAGTAGTTCTGCCGCCAGCTTACTGACAACGGGGTTACAATGGCAAGAAAAGGCTGTGGTTTCAACAAGGCCCTTACCAATAGAGTGTTTTTGTGCCGAAGTGATTTGATGGAACAGCATCATTCCACAGCGCTGCTCACATCCACGTAATAATTCGTCGGGTCGTTGCGGTCCACATACACGCGTACCTTCTTTTTCGGGTTTATTTCGTAGCTGTCATACCAGAAGGAACCGCTGTGGAAGAAGTGTACCCGCCCGTCAGGCGCGGTGTAGCGGCATCTGAGCACGATGGGGTGGCGCCTGTTCATCGATTTGCCCGTGTCCTCGCTGATTTCGGTGATTTCCGCTTCCACCACTTTCCCGGTGGCCAACAGGCGGCGGACTTTCCGCTCATGCCTGCGCTTCACCATCCACACAGCCGCCCCCGACCCCACGAACACAAAGCCAACAAACGCGAAAATCAATACCAGCCAGTTGCTTGAATCCAAGTAACGCACTTCCTGCGGATTGCCCTTCTGGTAATAAACGGTAATCCGATTGCCCGGATGCATGGAAGACGTGGCTACGCTGAGCGTGGACGTATACGTTTTGCCGTCCACCGAATATTCCACGACGGGCGTGCCCAGCGATTCGTGGCTCACCCCGCGCATGGCCAGGATGACGGCCTCCACCGGCTCGGCCTTTTGCCGAAAGGAATGGTCGCTGACACTGACGCCGATGCCTGCGATGAGCAGGATGACACCCACTGAAATGAATGCGCCGCAAAATACGTGGATGAAAGTCTTCTCTCTCCGCTTGCCTTTGGCCAATGCCTTTTCTCTGTCGTAATGCATAATGAATATGTTTAAAAGTGAATAGTCATAGAAGCGTTTTGTCGGTATCATCCTTGTCTTTGATAAACTCGTCCAATCGGTCGCGATAGCTTTCGGGGATGAGTAATACCGGCCGACAGCTTGCATCTTGGTGTCCGAATTCCAAGGATGTGTAGCCAATTTCGAGCGGCTCACGGCATTTGCTGTCAAAACGCCAACGCTTTGTCCGCCTCACGCCAAAATCATCCCCATAGTAGCTCCACTCGTTGGTTTCGGGGAAATACTGGTAGACTTCCGCAGTGCCTATGAGGGAGATGAACGTGCCGAAGGGAAGGTCAATGGGGTCGTGGCGCGTATCCCGCCAGTTGTCATACACAAAGAATCCTATGCCCCCAAAAACCGCGATGATGAAGACGGCCGCGATGGCCTTCAATACGCGCCCGGATTCTTTATACGCCCGATAAAGCTCCTTGCTCCCCAGCTTGTCCAAGTTTTTCCCTTGTTTTGAGAGGTATTGCTCCATGATAAGGCTGTCCATGTCCTGAACGGCGGAACTGTCCATGTCTTGAAAGGTTTGCTCCGTGACCTTTGGCTTCACCGGATAGAAATCGTCTGGATGATTCCCGTCCACAAAAACGGGAAACTTGGCGCCCACCCGTATGGCTCCCAAGACCCCGGCCATCGTGTCGGTTGCGGGCGTCTTGATGCGGTGTTTCCGCCCTCCGGGCAAAGAGAATTCACAGACCGCCATTGTTCTCAACCGGTCATCGTCGGGATCCTCCTTCTCCTCCCTCAGCTCCACCACTTCGGCTTCCGTCAAGATGCCTTGGCTGATTATTCCGAGTTCCTTTTTATGCCTTTTCCGAAAGGCACGGACAAAGCAGCCAATCAGCACGATGAAGAGAAGTCCTATCCCGCAGCCTAAGTAAGGAGAAACCGGAGCCATTGCGAATCCGAAAACCAGCCCCATACCCGACAGTAGCGCGATGATAAGAACCATCTCCCACCGTTGGGCTTTTTTGCAGTCATTGTAAGCGGTCTGGCGCAAGTCTCTTTCTATCATCATCCGAATGGTTTAAGGATTTCATAGCAAAAATAGCGGCTTGTTATTTCATTTCTATAACAACGCTATGAAATCCGGCGAAATCCGGTGCTTGACTACACCATAAGACTGACGGCCATGATTAGACAACCGGAAGTTGTTTGTAGTGGTTTTGATGCAGAAGGGAATAATAAATCGCTTTTCGCACAGGGCGGGACATCAACGCCAATCGCTGCCAAATGCTTCCACGAAACTGCCAACCCATTGTTTGACGCGCGATACCCCTTTACTTTGCAGGCAAAACCGAGTATCAACATTAAAAACAGTATCGACAATGGAAGTTTTGATTATTCAGAAAGAGGCGTTCGAGGAAATGGCGGCGAAGTTCAGCCGTTTCACGGAACGGATGGATGCCATCCTCGCCAAGCAGGGCGGCAGGTCTATGAACAGGTGGATGGACAACCAAGAAGTCTGCCGACAGCTTAACATCAGTCCGCGAACCTTGCAGACGCTGCGCGACAACGGCACGTTGGCCTATTCGCAAATCAACCACAAGGTGTTTTACAAGCCGGAGGATGTGATGCGGATTGTCAAACCCGTAGAACGCAACCGGGAGGACAGAGCCGTTTGATTTTGATTGTACCACTAAATCCAATGTAGCTATGAGCGAAATGATTACCAAGAACCATGCGCTGGTCGCCCGATTCGGCGACACGCTTGACCGTCTGCTGGACGGCATCGAGAACTTCGTGGCGAACAACCGTCCTACTTTGGGCGGTGAACGCTTCCTGACGGACAGGGAGGTGTCGGCACGGTTGAAAGTGAGCCGCCGCACTTTGCAGGACTACCGCAACAACGGAATAATATCCTACTACCAGTTGGGCGGCAAGATTCTCTACAAGGAATCGGACATCGAGCGGATGCTTGCCGCCAATTACCGGGAGGCATTCAGATAGGATAAAGACAATGTTACCCTCGGACGGCATTAGAGGCAGTCTCATACGCCGTCTGAGGGTATCTCTTACGCCGTTTGAGGTCGGCTCAATTTCCCGCTCTCTTTCCACGTGACGGGGAGAGCGAAAAGAAAAGGTTGATTGGTTTGCTGCCGTTTGCATTCAGCCTGCCCATGACAAACCGCCTGAAAGCCATGCTTTCCTTAGTCCGCAGCTTGAAAGCAACGGCAATCACCATTTCAAGACTGTACACGTCATAGCTTATCCCGTTGTCCTGCCTGACATAGCGTATGGTGTCGCTTTCCAACAACTCCATATTCTTGTAAATGGCACGGATTGCCCGACGTATGTCACAGCCGAACACATTGAACGCATCGGACATCTCCTGCTGCGTCATCCAAACGGGAACGGTCGGAATAGTGACCGCACCGTTTTCGCTGATTGTAATTATTCCACGTTCCATAATCATTTCCCAATTTGCTCATTATTAAGGTCTGTTTCTTTTGGCAATCCTTGCCTTTTGTACCATTTGCCTGTTCCGTACATCATTCTGACCGCCATCAGGTTGTCCATGTCCTTGGATATCTTCTTGTCCGTAATCTCCGCATACCGTTGGGTGGTTCTTATACCGGAATGCCCCATCATCTTGGCGATGCTTTCGATGGGTATTCCCTCTGAAATTAAGAACGTTCCGAAGGAGTGCCTGCTTTGATGGTAGGACAAGTTTTCTTTCCGCCCTATCGCAACGCCCAGCTCATGTATCTCAAACCACATCTCGTCACGGCTCGGAAGCGGGAACACGGGCTTGGTGTCGTCCGTGGTGTTGTAGAGGTCGAGTATCTGTTCCGCTATCGGGTGCAGGGGGATGAACGCCTCCACATTGGTTTTCTTGCGGTTGATGCGGATGTAACGTCTGCCGTCCGCCGTCCTGCCGATATGGTGCGGATGGAGCAGCATGATGTCCACATACGCCAAGCCCGTGAAGCTCGAAAACAGGAACGCCCTGCGCCCAAGTTCCTGCAACGGGTCGAGCATCGGGGTTTCGAGGATGGCTTTCAGCTCCGCACGGCTGATGTGCCTGTGCTTCGGCGCGGGCTTCTTCTCGTATTCCATGTCCTCCAACGGGTTGGCTCGGAGTATCTCGTAGTCCACTGCGAGGTACACCAGCTTGCTCAGCCAACAAAGGCACTTGTTGATTTGCTGTGTGCTGAAGTTCTTGTTGCGCTTCATGAACGCCTTGTAGGAACTGCCGAAGTCCTCCGTGATGTCGGTGAAGTCAATGTCCTCCTTGCCCAACGAGGTGAGGTAGTCTTTCAGGTACTTCTGGTAATACCCCGAATGGCGGTAGGTGGACGTGGAGTTTATCTCCTTTGAACGGGCAAGCAGCCGTTCGCGTTCCCTTTCGCCCATCTGCAACAGCTTGGTGGGGATGACCGCCCTTTTCGCCAATGTATTTTTGAGCAGTTCGGCGCTCACCACGTTCTGTTTCTTCAAAATCTCATCGTAGGCAAGCCCGACGGACTTGCGGAACTCCTGCAGGCGGTTGTTCTCTCTGACGGTGCGGATGGTTCCTGTCCTGCTGTTCCAATCCTCCGGACGGCAATAGATGCCCGTCGCCATCGTGGAACTCTTGCCGTCTATGGTGATGCGGCACAGGACGGAGGTCGTGCCGTCCGCCTTCACCTTGTTCCGGTTGATATACGGTAATATGGAAAATGTACTGCGCATAATGGTAATGTTTTTAGGATTAAAGGATTAGTTTCAAGTCTTTGGTCGCTTCTATGTACTTGTCCATGTCCTCAAAGAGCTTCTTCGGGGTGACACGGGCATAAACTTGGGTTGTGGTTATATCGGAATGTCCCAGCATCCGGCTGATGGTTTCAATCGGCACTCCGGCCTCCAGAGTAATCAGCGAGGCGAAGGAGTGACGTGCCTGATGGTAGCACAAGGTGCTGCTCACCCCTGCAAGGACGGCAAGTGATTTCATGTGCCGACGGAGGTTCGGATGGTATATCATCGGGAACAGCGTCGGGCGGTTTTCGTCATGGTACTTCTCAATCAGGGCGAGTGCTTCCGGCAGCAGTTTCACGCTCGCCCGAAGCTCGTTCTTCTGGCGGCGGTATTTCAGCCAAAGGCATCCCTCGTCATCGGTGTACAGATTGTCCCTTGTGACGCTCACCGCATCCGCATAGGCGGTTCCCGTATAACAGGCAAACAGGAAGAGGTCACGCACAAGGATGTGCGTGGTGCGCCATGCGGGTATCTCCACATCGCGTATCTTCTCGAAGTCCTCACGGCTCAACGCCCTCGGTGTACGCTCTGTCTTTTGCGGTAAGGTGAAATTGGCGAAATGACATCTTTCGGCATGCCCCTCCTTGTAGGCGATGCGGCATACCTTTTTCAAGATGGCGAGATAGTGGCGCACGGTGTCCACCGCCAAGCCTTTCACGTCCATCACGAAGTTCTGGTAGTCGTGTATGAACTGTTCGGAAAGTTGCCCAAAAGCGATGTCCTTCGTCTTGAACTGCCACTCGATGAATTCGCCCAATGTCCTTCTCATGTAGTAATAGCCGGGGTAGGTTCCTTTGGCACGGTCGATGCCGATACGTGCCTTCAAGTCCTCGCAGATGCGGTCGGTCATTCTCAGCAGGGTCATCTGCGTATCCATACTGCCTTGGAACAAGTCCTTGACTGCCGTAGCGTCAAAGTCCTGCCCACGCTCCACCAACGTATCAAATGCCGCATTGACCGCAAGCAGCAACTTGTCCAATTTCGCGTTGGCCTCCACCGCCTCGCGGCTCTTGCCGTCCAGACGGCTTTCCCTCGCGTTCCACAACTCCGGCCTGCACGACAGCTTGCAGCCGAACTGCGCCATCGTGCGGTTCACCGTTATCCTTCCCATTATCGGGGCTTTGCCCGACTTGTCCGTTCCGCTCTTTTTCAGGTAGAGCAGCACCTTGAATTTCTCGATTTTCATACGCTCACACTTTTTTGTTGCAAAGTTAAGTTGAGTGCAAGCGTTCCTTGATTTGCAGAACAGTGCGTATCGGCGCAATCGGCACGGGCGCACAACAATTTCATTTTCCGTGCGTTACCTGTCCTTACTTCGGTAACAGGCGGCTAACGGCTTGGTAACTGAAATGCCTCAGTATTCCGCACTCCGTTGCGTTTCCGGCATCCGGCAGAATAATGCGAAACCGCTCATTTCAAACGGGTTGCGTTTTATCATCACTTGTTTGCTGACGGCTGCTTTGGGGGTTCTATTTCATTGCTCACGTCATGGATTCGCAACCCTGGCTCTCTGCAAGGGTATGCCGATAGAAAGCGTAAGCCGCATTTTGGGACATACGAACATCGAAACGACCCAAATCTATGCGAAGATAACCGTGGAGAAGCTGGATAACGACCTCACGATGCTGGGCGACAAGTTGAGCAAGTCATTCGGCAACATCAAGGTGGCAGGGATATGAAACGGGCAACAATCACGATGGACGGAAGCGGCAGGGTTGCCGTACCGTCCGATATAGCCAATGTGTGGATGAGCGAAATGGAGTTGGTAACGCTGTTTGATGTAATCGCCCCGACACTCCGTGCCGCCGTCCGAGCCGTGTATAGGAGCGGAGTGTTGCAATCTTGCGAAGTGGAAAGGCGCATCAGGCTGCCAAACGGTTATTATTTGGAAGTGTATGCGCTGCCAATGGTAATGGCACTGGCTTTCCGTATCAACACATCCAATGCCGCAAGAGTGCGTAATGTCTTGCTGGAAAGGCTGTGCTTGCGAAAAGACAGACAAATGCTTTGGCTTTCGTTAGGTAACAGCATATCGTGTAAGTGTTAGCGAGTGCGGTTGCGTGTCACTACGCCCATGCACTCACACAATCCAAGTCTGCCCGAAGAAGTACCATTTTCCGCTTCTTCGGGCTTTTTCTTTTCGCCTTTTGATGACTGATATTGCCCATCTTACTGCATTTTCTTATCCGTCGGTTTCTTTTGCGCCGTTCTGCATCGTTTTACGTATCAAGGTTTTAACCGTCATGCCGTAGCTTTGCACCCATGTTCAACCCGCCTGCCGACAAGGTGTCGGCGGCACAAAAAACTATATTTGAAACATGGAAAAGAAAGAAGAATTTATCCGTGTAGGCACAACGCTCTACAAAATTGTGGACCAGCCCCGAATTGACGGCGGCTATGTGAGGAAGCGCATCGCATGGAACTCCGAGACCCTGCGGCAGGACTACGGCAAGGACTACATGGCAAGTGTTCCGAAGTATGACGGCTTCTGCACCGTACCCGACCATGTGGGCTACAAGCCAGTAGTCGGCAAGTTCCTCAACCTTTACGAGCCGATAAGCCACGTTCCCCGACAAGGCGACTTCCTTTGTATCCGCTCGTTGGTGGAACACATCTTCGGCGAACAGTATGAGTTGGGGATGGATTACCTGCAACTGCTATATCTTTACCCCGTTCAGAAGCTGCCCATCCTGTTGCTCGTGTCCGAAGAGAGGAACACGGGCAAAAGCACGTTCCTGAACTTCCTGAAAGCCGTATTCCAAAACAACGTGACGTTCAACACCAACGAGGATTTCCGCAGCCAGTTCAATTCAGATTGGGCGGGCAAACTGCTCATCATGGTGGACGAAGTGCTGCTCAACCGCCGTGAGGACAGCGAGCGATTGAAGAATCTCAGCACCACACTGTCCTACAAGGTGGAGGCAAAAGGGAAAGACCGTGACGAGATAGGCTTCTTCGCCAAGTTCGTGCTTTGCTCCAACAACGAACACCTGCCTGTCATCATTGACGCTGGCGAGACACGCTATTGGGTGCGGAAGATTGTGCCGCTACGGAGTGATGACACCGACTTCCTGCAAAAGCTGAAAGCGGAAATCCCCGCTTTCCTGCACTTCCTATGCAACCGTACACTCTCCACCGAGAAAGAAAGCCGTATGTGGTTCAATCCGAAGCGGCTGGAAACGGATGCCCTGCGGAAGATAATCCGAAGCAACCGCAACCGTTTGGAGATAGAGATGGCGGAACTGCTGCTCGACATCATGGCAAGCGTGGGCATCAGTTCTGTTTCTTTTTGCCTCAATGACATTATCCCGTTGCTCGTCTGCTCTCAAGTAAAGGTGGAGAAGTCGCAGGTTCGGAAAGTGGTGCAGGAATGCTGGAAGCTGGCTCCTGCATCCAATTCGCTTTCCTATACCACCTACCAATACGATTACAACCGCGAATGCCGCTATTCACCCGTCAGGAGAATTGGACGCTACTACACGGTAAGCAAATCGCAGTTGGAAATGCTTTGATATTTTGATGAAATGATGAAAGCATATATAAACATAAAGAATAACAGCAACTTACATCCTCATCAAACACTCAACAAAAGGATTTGGCTGATGAAAAGAGAAAGGCAGCACAACGCCATTCATCACTTTTCTTTTGGCGAGCGGTTTGATGAAACGCTGATGAAAGGTTATTCCATTAGCTGTCAGAATATTAGACTATCCAATCATCAATTCATCGGATTTTCACCCCTCATCAAGTCCGCCGGAGAAGCAACAGAGGTGAACATCGCTATTCGCAGACAGGTCGGACGGACTTCCGGTTTGCCGACCGACAAGGGGAAACCGATGTCACTGGCGAAAAGAAAAGGCAACCAATGTCCGCCGACATTACCGCTGACGCCGCCGCAGGCTTTTGGGAAACAAAAAGCCATAGCTCATTAG